GTTTGCCGGCATAGTAATCAGTACTGAGACTAGTAATACAATGAAAAACATAACCTTCAGAATGAAGTTTTTTGACATATTTAATTGCGTCCCTTAGTCCTGGTAAAAATCCTATTCTTGCAGACTCATTAAACTGTCTGACAAGTTGTCTTGATTGTTCCTTAGTAATACCAAAGGTTTGTGCTACGTCGTAAACACCTTCTTCAATAACGGTATAACCGTTTTCATTCATAAACTTATAGAATGCATACTTCCAATCAAGTAGTACACCGTCACAATCTACAAGGATCAATTTTTCTGCTCTGTGATCCATTTATTTCTCCATTTAATTTAATTTACTAGAATATTATAACAAAGAATCACAGTAATGTCAATAGTTTTTATGATAAAAAAGTCCTTTTCTCAGACATTTTTTGTTTACGTGTGGCAGATCGAGTTGCGTTCTTTTGCTTTTCGCGCTTACGATCTTCTTGTTTGATACTTTTCCATTCGTCGGAAGAGGCGGAAATTTTAGTCCGCTTAGCCATGTGGTCCTACCTTATTTGAAGTTGAGTGGGTCGGTAAATATAGTTGGAAACGCAGTTTCAATTGTTTTCTTTGTTAATCCTTTAATCGGAGTATGACTAATCAAGTTCTCTGAAAGCAGAAGTGCATCTGCAGGATAAAGATCTTCCAACAATTGAATGAATAACATTTCTCTTCTATTTTTGTTGAGGTTGTCATAACCACCACCTTTGAAGAAAATTCTCAATCTTCTTGCTTCTCTATATAACATAGTATCAAGGTCAATTAGATTATTTTCCTTAAATGGTGGTTTGCTATCAGGTACCAAAAATTCAATATCTTCATCGTATATTAAACGAAGAACTTGTCTTACTGGTACTGCGTCGTGTTTTTGTAAGTGTTCGACTTTAGCTTTAACACTTTTGAGTTTAGCTGTAGCATTTAGAATGTCAGCAATTGAGTCTCTAATCATAATTAAAAGTCCTGTAGGTCGCCGATTAGATTTTTCAGCTTTTTCTTTACGAAGTAATTGAACAGATGACCTCTGCCAACTTCTTCTTGGTTATTATAAGCCTCGAGAATATTATCTTTATATTCCTGAGGAATCATTGTAAGGTCAATCATTTGCTTATTACGATTATACCTTAGTTTTGTTTCTTCATCCATTTCTTCTGGTGTTTTACTATACAGTTCAATTCTTTTCTTAGTCATTGGTTTTTGTCTATCACCAACTGCAAGACAATTGTCTGCTGAAAGAATATTTGGAACACCGTCACCAGTATCACCACGAAGAACATGTTCTGTAATATATTGAGCAGGATTTGCATGTCTTACCCATTTCTTAAGTACAGGATTATACTGATCTACGTTTGCGTACCTTTGTAATTGAATGAAATCCTTATCTCCTGATAGAACAAGAATCTTTTCAGATCCATTATTCAGTTCAGTACCATGCTCCATACATAGAGTTGCGATAATGTCATCAGCTTCACAACGATCAACATATACAACCTTATATGGAAAGAATTCTTCAATCTCTCTACGGATTTGATGAATGACATCAAACAGTGCATTCCAATCAAGATCTGATTCGTCTCTGTTCTTTTTACGATTTGCTTTATAATATGGAAAGTAATCTTTTCTCCATACATTAGTGTTATCAGCGCAGATTACGATTTCACCGTATTCTCCTGAGAACTTCTTTCGATTGAATCTGATTGAGTTTAGGAACATGTGACGAAGAAGATTTTCATCTACTTCCATGTTAGTGTGGTTACCTATACCTGCGAATAGTGAGGCAAGCATAACCTGATTATAGTCTACTAGTATCATAATTTATCCATTATTTAATTTACAAGTATTATTATATCAAAGATCTTCGTCAATGTCAATGGTTTCATCTAAATTCTTTTTGAGGCCACCAGCTACACGTTCTTCGTTAGAATCCATTATCACAACGTTCTGTAATGCAAATGGTTGTAGTTGATGTTCTTCTCCCATTGTTTGTAGATGTAAAGAACGAATTGCTTCAAAGATTAAAATCATACTCGGAAAATAAGTTTCAAAGTCAGAATCAAATTCACAACCTGCTCTTGCCATTTCTCCTAATACATTTTCCCATATAATTTCCGCAAGTTCTGTAGAATACGATTCTTTATATTCTCGTATTCTTTCTGAAACGCTTTCTTCATTAATCGGTGGGTTTGAATGTATCTTAGGAAAATGTATTAAGTTATCCTTGTTCTTGGTAGGCATCTCCGATGTTCCTTAGTAGAGTATTCCACATTGTGGCAAATGAGGCAATTGAATTTCTTGCCAAGTTAAATCTGTCAGAGAAAGTAAATCCATGGAAATAATTAGGATCTTCTTTCATTTGTGTTAAGACTTGTTTTGTTACTGAAAAAGCATAATTTGCATGATGATTCATATCTTCATTCCAATCATACATAATTGTAGCATTAGCACCTGTCTCAGGTAAAGCTCCATAATTTGGATGAATACAAATCATTTGCGATTTGATTGCTTCAAGTAATGCAATACAAGATGTTTCTTTCCATATATTAGGATATAAGAAAATATGAGATTCTTTTAAAGCAGCAACAACTTCTTCATTAGATTTAACTCCATGATAAGTCATATTAGGATGTTCTTCGATTTGTGCAAAGAGTGGCTTATACGCTTCGTTACGTTCTTCCCAGCCATAAATTTCAAATCCTGAATAAACATCAAGATGAATATTATCAAACTCTTTTGCCAAAGAAACAAAAATAGGAACAAGTAATTCTAAACCACGATGTGGTGTTGTATGATATACGAAACGAATAGTTTCCATATCTTTTTCTTTTGGATCGTATTTGACTTCAACTGCATTATGAATAACAGAACACATTGCGTAAGGAATACCAAAACGCATAATGTATTGATCTCTTTGCCATGCAGTTACAAATACAAAGTGAGAAAACTTTTGCCATCCGCTATCTTTGAGTATCTTGTTTTCAGGGTCTTCTGATAAATCATGACACCAAAGTATATTTGGAACATCATCATATAGTTCTCTTGGTCTTGATAAATGTACTGCAACCTTTTCGAGTACACCTTCACCCATGTTATCAATTAATCTCTGTCTCATCAGTTCAGTTCCACCTTTTGAATTCTTAGATAGTTCTGACTCGATTACTTCACCTTTATATATAACACTCATTTTTATTCTCCAATAATTTCATTATGTATACTTTCTAATGCCTTCTGTAAATTGTGTAAGGATCCATTATTATGTATACGATATGTTCTAATGTCCATTTCTTCTTTCAGAACATATGCTTTATCAACTTCAGTTTGATGACCAATTGTTGTTTCACTAATTATATTGCCATTGAAATACTTTCTGCTATCAGAAGAATAATCATGACCTTCTCTTGTTAATTGAACTATGACAATATTTTCAGCACCTACCTTTTCAATAATAGGTTCTAATTCTTCAACGAATCCACCGTCGGCTAATGCATAGTTATTATCTTCTTCGATTTCTTCAGCAACTGATCTACCAAAATAATCTAAACCTTTCTTTGGTTTAATAATATCTTCTGATACATGAATCATTGCTTCTCTACGAGACATACCTTCTAAGGCAAATTCCTTTTTCTCTTTTTGGTCTCTGTCGTTGTATCCTTCCATGAACCATCTTTCATCAACCTCAAAGTGTTTAATCGTTTCCTTGAAGAGTTGATACTTGAAAGATAGATTTCCGAAACCAAACTTTTCTTTATATAAACTAGCTGCTTCATCTTTACCTGAAGCTGGGGGTCCGTTAAATATTACTATCATCTTTCTTCTCTTTAAGTTGAGTGAAACCATATTTACAGATATAGTAGGCATCTACGATATCAGTAATAGGATTCCACGATTTGTTTATTATACCACATTTTTCGCGAATGTCAATAGAATTTTCTTTTTCAAACGCTTCAATCATTAAATCTTTACCAGCATTACCTTTTCCACAACCAAACTTTTTAATCATTGTTGGTGGATATACATCGTATGGTATATCTCTTTCCCATAGCTTATGTTTAAATAAACCACAGTTCTCTGCTATTTGAAATACTCTACCGACTGCTCCAAATGCGTATCCTTCAATTCCAACAAAGTCACATTCAAAACATTTTTCTTGAGACCACGATCCAATAATATCATATCTGTCTTGATCATTGAACCATGTATCTGGATACATTGTTGCTTGATACTGTCCTTTCTCTCCAATCAATAACTTCTTTTGTTTTACATAATAGTAAAAAGTACAATTGTCGTAACTCCATTCTTCACCTTCATGTACACAAATAGCTGGACTACTTAAACTGTAATCCACACCTGCTACCCTCATAACTAACTCCATAACTAATATATTATGGTATTATTTATTCAGTCTGCACGGTAGAAGATATGAGATCCTATCGTTCCTACTTGTTGTAAAGATGGAGCCCAATACGGATCAACCCAAGTCGTATGATAATGAGTTGCTCCTTCTGTGATTCCGCGATGCTTACCTTCATTAATTATCTGATAAGAAATATACAATGCATCAGCCCAAGCATCACCATCCATGGCGTCATCAGACTTACCATCGCAATACCAACTGAATTGACATGCATTTCTTATAGGTACAAGTTTACCTGAGTCTTTCCAAGAAGGTTTATGTTTGCCTTGATATACAACTGAACAGACAGAGTTTGGGTATCTATCGTCACGTACACGATTTAAAACAACATCAGCAACGGCATATTTACCTGCTAAGTTTTCAGAACGAGATTCGTGATAGATATTCTTTGCCATACAATGTTCATCTTGAGTAGTGACATAATCATAATCTACTGCATAGGCATATACTGATACAAGCAATACGCTTGCTGCTGATATGTATTTAATCATAAAAGTACCAATAAACAAAATA